AGGAGAGCTATGAACGTCAAGACATTCCCGGTCAATACGATCGAGGTCAAGGCAGTCGGAACAGACGAAGCGCCGAACGGAGAGTTCACGGCGATCGTCAGTGTCTTCGGAAACACCGATCTGGTCGGCGACCGAGTTATGCCTGGCGCATTCGCAAAGAGCCTGGCTGCCTACGCCGCAGCTGGAAAGAACCTACCGATCGTCTGGTCGCACGACTGGGGCAACGCTGAGTCATTCATCGGCAAGACGCTGAGCGCCCAGGAGACAGAAGCCGGTCTACTGATCCGTGGTGCGTTTTTCGATACTCCGAGAGCTCAGACCGTTCGAACCCTTCTCGCCGAGCGGGTCGTCAACGAGTTCAGCTTCGCATACGACATCTTGAACGAGCAAAAAGGCGCAGACGGGGTAAACGAGCTCTTGGAGCTCAGCATCCTCGAAGCCGGCCCGACCCTGAAAGGAGCGAACCCAGCCACGCAGCTCATAGCCGCAAAGGCAGCCGTGGCAGCGCTCGATGTTGAGAACTCGAAGGCAGGGCGCACTCTGTCTACGAAGAACGAGAACCTAATCAAGCAGGCGAAAGTTATGCTGGACGAGGTCCTCAGTTCGCTCGATACACCGGCAGAGCCTGCCAAGTCCGAGGAACCCATTGAGGTCAAGGCCGAGGAGCAGGGGATGGATCCGGGGATCGCCGCAACACTCATTGAGCTCGCCGAGCTCGATGCCGATTCCTAACCAAAACCCAGGAGACAAAATGAAGCACCTCATCGATCAGGCCAAGCAGCTTGCAGAAGCTGCGGCGTCAGAAGGTCGCGCTCTCACATCAGAAGAGCGTGAAACCGTCGAAGCCGCAATCTCTGGCGCAAAGGCCGTCAAGGCAGACTCTGAGCTGCGCAAGGCCGTCGACGCTCTCGGTTCAGAACTCGCTGACGCAAAGGTAGAAGAAACCCCAGCATCAACAGCTCGCACACCAGGCGCAAAGCTACTCGCAGACCCAGCATTCAAGAACTGGATCTCCGACGCAACTCGCAACGGTCTTCCAGACGCAAAGTCATTGCCTAACTCACCGTCAGTATCTGTCGGTGGAATCAAGGCAACACTTCTCGGATCATCTGATACCTCAGGTGGCGCACTGGTCTCAAACGACCGCTACGCACCAGTCGGTATCGCGTATGGCCGTGGTGGACTAACAGCACTCAACCTCGTCACAATCGGTTCAACGAACTCTGACGCAGTTGAGTACGCTCGCGCAATGCGCATCACCTCCGGACAGTCTGTAAACGCAGCTGCACCGGTCGCAGAAGGAGATCCAGCAGCCGAGTCTACTCTGACCTTCGTGAAGGCAACAGCAGTAGTCAAGGACGTTCGTACCTTCATCCCAGCTTCGACTCGCGCCCTTGCAGACGCAGCGCAGCTTGAAACGATCGCTAACAACTTCCTCACCTACGCAGTGCAGGAAGAGTTGGAAGATCAGATCATCAACGGCAACGGACTTGGTGAGAACATGACCGGTATCTTCAACACCGGCTACGTCCAAGCTCAGGCTTACGACACAGATCTGATCACCTCAATCCGCAAGGCTATCCGCAAGGTGGAGACAGTCGGCAACAGCCGCGCATCCGCAGTGCTGGTACACCCTGAGGATAACGAGCGTATCGACCTCTTGATGGACGCGCAGGACACTTACCTCTTCGGTGGTCCAGCAACTGCATCGACACCGACAATCTGGGGACTCCCACGCGTCGTATCGTCAGCAGTGCCAGTCGGAAACGCCATCGTTGGTGACTTCCGCAAGGCAATCATCTGGGAGCGTCAGCCGCTCACAGTGTCTATGTACCCACAGCACTCCGACTACGCAATCAAGGGTCTCGTGGCTCTCGTTGCACAAGCTCGCGCAGCGTTTGGTGTACTACACCCAGAAGCGTTCTGCACAGTCGACCTGACTGCGTAGTCCACACGCTCTACGACGGCCCGGTCGAGGGATGGCGAAGGCCAACCTTCGCCGGGCCGTCTGCGTGAGACCATACAACCCATAGGAGATCTGAAATGACGATGATCGTAGTTGAAACCGAGCCAGGCACATTCATTCGCCTTCCAAAGGCTGAGGCAGAACGCCTCGGACTGAAAGAAGTTGAGTTGAAGCCGGTGCTGCCGGAGAAGAACAAGGCTATCAAGCCAGGAAAGACCAAGAAGGCCGTCGCACCAGTGGCAGAGCCGGTGATCACTCCGTCAGAGGAGGCATCGCCGGTCGAGGCAACCGATGAGTAGTCTTGCCAACGTCGCAGCTCTTGAAGCGTGGCTTGGTCGGACGGTCGACAGCGTCCCAGCAGCTGAGCAAGCTCTTGGGATCGCAAGCGACATCGCTCGATCATACTGCGGGCACAGTATCTCGCAGATCCTCAATGACACCGCCGTAATCGACGGAACCGGAACACACACGTTTCTGCTTCCAGCAATGCCGGTCAACGGAATCGATTCGATCACCGTCGAGGGTGAGCTGCTGGCAGCTTCAAAGTACCGATGGAGCAAGAAGGGCTGGGTACGTCGAACAGACGGTCTCGCCTGGCCTACTCTGCCGGGATCAGTCGTGGTGGTCTACAACCACGGATTCGCAACCGTTCCAGGAAGCGTAGTCGGAGTCGTGCTGGCTCTTGCCGGCCGTGTCGTCGACGGGTCTTCCGGAATCAAGCAGGAAACGATCGGCAGCTACTCTGTCACTTACGGAGATCCCTCACCGGTGCTCCGGGCGAACGAGCAAGCCGCCCTGGACGCTTACCGGGTGACATTGTGAGCTTCCACGCCCTACTCAATAAGACTGCTGACCTCTACCGGCTGACCGGCACCACCGATCGCTACGGCAACACGGAGAAAGAGTTCGAGTTGGAAGCTTCCGGCATTCGGGTGCGTATCGACGAAGGCTCTTCAAGTGAGCCTGAGGACAACGCGAACTCGACGGTCACAAACGCCAGAGCTTACACCTCACACGCCGGCATCCTACCGTTCGACGAGCTTGACGTTGACGGAGTCCGTTGGAGGGTGGTCGGAGATCCGCTCCCCCGCTACACACAGAGCACCCTTCACCACTACGAGATCGTTGTAGCAAAGGTAGACGCGTGAGCAACAAGAGTGGCTTCGAGTTCGTCGAGTTCGACTTCGACGCGGTCTGGTCTGCCCTCAGCAGGTCCACAAAGCTCCGAGCCTACCTGGAAGATCTGGCAAAGCAGGTGGAATCCCAGGCGACCTCGCTTGCCCAGGCCGTCGCATACGACGAAGGGTACTACTCGCGGCTTTTTACCTCCCAGGCAACAACCTCGCAGGAGATTCGCCGGGAGTTCCAAGACACCTACAACGAGA